TGGGCGCCATAGGCGACGAGTTGCATAAGTCCTCCTGTCATATAAGATACTCGGAGATTTTTTCTGGAGCTCCAGAGCCCTGGAGAGGGGTTTCTAATTAAGAACTATTTGGATTCTTAATCTAAAACTCTAAAAAGTTTAGTTGGAGTAAGCAAGACCACCCATACCACTCATAATGCGGAGAACGTTGTAGTTGACAGCGAAGACTTTAATAGTCCCAGCGGCAGCGGTGCATGCACGTGTATTAATGACAAGTTGAGCGTTATCGATGCGGGAGAAGTTACAAGTACCAGATGGCTGATGATCCTCCGGCTTCAAGGCAAAGGAATAAACATTTATGCCGGGGGAATCAGGGACACATGTATGATGGCGGACAGTCTGTTGCAAGTTAAAATAGTCACCATTACGGGAGGCAAAACGGTCATGACCATTGAGCTTTAGGACAGCAGACTGAGTGATATTAAGTGCTTGGAGCATGTTAGCTGCGGATTCAGTGTAGAATCCTGGTCGAGTAGCCCACTCATCAGTTTCGCATATCATGCTGGTGTAGTTACTTGGGTTAATGGCTAGTGCAGAACCACCCTGAGCCTCTGCGGTTTGACGAGTAATCCAGACCAATTCCTTGACAGGATGGTTAAATGTAAGGTCAATAGTTTGTGAAGCATTGGCTGTTGTAAGGTTGCTTACAGTCTTCTCGTTAAGCTGTAGTTGTTCGATCAGATACTCGTGTGACACCTGTGCAAAGCGTCGTCGCTCATCAGTATCAAGGTATATGTAGTCGGCCCAGAGTTTAGAGTTGATAGCAGGTGTTGTTCCATTGCTAACACGTGCGGCGGTCTGGAACTTCACACTGACCTTAACCTCGTGGTACTGAAGAGCAATCAGAGGAAGTGCAAGACCTACATTGCGACAGAACCAGAACTGAAGAGGTATATAGAGAACACGATTGCCACTCGAGTTAGTGCGAGCTCCTGCTGCAGCACCGCCAACAATCTGCAAGCCGCTAGCAGCTCCATCAGTAATGCGGCGAGGATCCTGACCTATCATCTCGCGATATCCTGCCTTCTGGCTAGCAGGGACGGTAAGCTGCGCCCAGATCTCGAGCCAATCGCCATAATGTTTATCGATTTGCTGACCACCGATTTCAACGCTGACCTCATCGATGAGGTGGTGACCAAGATCGTCGCAAAAATCTGTAGCAAGAGTCGTGATCTCTACTTCAAGTGTGAGACCGCTGACCAAATCACCGTTACGTGAGATAAGTGCAGTGACCTTGTTTCCGAAACCAACGGTACCGCTGAAGGTTTGTTCAATAGACTCCATAGCAAAGTTGGTATGGCGGCGGTAAACAACCTTGAAATAGGTGATCATAGGGTTACCTGTAAGATAGATATCTTGAGCGCCATAGGCGACGAGTTGCATAAGTCCTCCTGTCATATAACTTTCCCTGAGATTTTTTCTGGCCCTGGAGCCCTGAGTTTAGGTTTCCTAAATTAGGAAACTAAATAAGTTTCTTAATTTAAACCTTTTTCAATTCTATCGATTTAGTTGGAGTAGGCAAGACCTCCCATACCACTCATAATACGAAGTACATTGTAGTTGACGGCATACACGCTAATAACGCCACCTGTTAGAGCCTTACCGCGTCCTCCTAACCCAAGAACCAACTGAGCATTATCGATACGAGAGAAGTTGCAAGTTCCAGATGGCTGGTGATCCTCAGGCTTCAGAGCAAAAGAATATACGTTGATTCCTGGCGATTCGGGTGTGCAAGTGTGGTGCTTGATTGATTGTTCAAGATTGAAGTACTTGCCGGAACGCTCTGCAAAACGATCATGACCATTCAACTTCAGTTTACCAGTAGTAACAGGGTTGCGAGCATCATGGGGGTTGGTCATGTTATGGTCATTAAGAACGGAAATAGCCGTAGTATCTGTAACTACTGCTGGTTGGGAGTGATTGGCCTCTTCAGTTGTAAAGTTGCTCCATTGATTGCGACCGACAGTGCCATCAGTAAAATCATCTTCACGACAGACCCAAATTAATTCTTTCACGGGATGGTTAAATGTAAGGTCAATTGTGCTAGTAGTAGCAGCAGTGGTGCTAGCGTTAGCAGCGTACGATCCTGTGTTAAGCTGAAGCTGTTCAATAAGGTATTCATGTGAAACCTGAGCGAAACGGCGACGCTCGTCAGTGTCAAGATAGATGTAATCGACCCAGAGGCCAACATCAGATAATCCAGTAGTGGCAGTTTCAGTGAGCGCACCATTAGGATCGGCGAGATCGACGATCAGTGCATTAAGTGCACGGAATTTTATAGCAATCTTGACTTCGTGGTATTGAAGAGCAATAAGAGGGAGTGCGAGACCTACATTACGGCAAAACCAGAATTGAAGAGGGACGAAGACACGACGATCCTCGGTATTACCATCAGCTGCATCCCAAGAAGTTCCAATACCAGCACCAGTTTGAAGACCGGTCGATTGTCCCATCGGGTCACGAGGGGATTGACCTATCATCTTGCGATATCCAATTTGTTTTGAAGCAGGTACAGTAAGCTGTGCCCAGATCTCTAGCCAGTCACCATAATGCTTGTCAATCTGTTGACCACCGATCTCAACGGTAACTTCGTCAATAAGATGATGACCTACATTATCAGTCCAACGGTCAGCTACGTTGATCGTTGGTAATACACACTCTAAAGTTACTCCACTAATTAAATCACCGTTACGTGAAACAAGTGCAGTGACTTTGTTACCAAAATCGGCAGTGCCATTAAATGTCTGTTGGATAGACTCCATAGCAAAGTTGGTGTGACGACGGTATACGACCTTGAAATAGGTGATCATAGGGTTACCTGTAAGGTAAATATCTTGAGCGCCATAGGCGACGAGTTGCATAAGTCCTCCTGTCATATAAGATTCCCTGAGATTTTTTTCTCTGAGCGCGTCAAGGATTTCTAGACTTAAGATACATTTTCATATCGCTTGAGTGAATGGACTTAAATTGCTCTACTTTACCTTATAGATCAAACTTTTATAGACCAGGACGAGGCACGTAGTGAAACTTTCCTCCAATAGAGTCCGATGTCGAAAAAAACAAAAAGAGACTGCCATTGAAAAATGATCAGAATACTATGTATCATGACAGAACAAGGTTATGCAGTTGAGTCCTACATCCATGGTCTCATCTATCACGATGCTAGAAAAAACATTCAGAGTGCATACGATCGACTAATCGAGACTAGTCCATTGACCTACTCTCAAGCCTTGGAAATTCAGTTTCTACTTAAACTTGCCCAACTGGCAATACATCGACACCTGCAGGGGGATGGTCTGTACCGATCATTTGCACGATTTACTGGAGACGGAGATTATGCTTATGAACATCTGAAACGGAATTTGGAAAACATACTCAAAGTGGACATGTTGGGCACGGATAAAGAAAGATGGTACAGTTACTATTTGACACGATTGGACAGTTGCGTCGATGCAATGAACTGTTATATCGAGCAGCTTGGTAAAACCGATCTGGTTACGGTATCTGATACTGATTAACTCAAGACATAAATGTAATATTATATATTTATATATGTCTGCCGTTGAACTATTTCTGTTTATTAAGACTTTGCCAGAAGTGACTGTACGCGAAATAGTCAAAAAACTCGATGATAATACACTCTATGACTTATCAGTTATAGATTCCAACGAACATGGTCCGCGTATGGCCAGATATATTATTAAACAACGCATAGCCCGTGTAACTACAGATGATTTATACTATTGGATCACATACGATATAATAAAGAATCCAAATTTAATATTAAAATTACGGACGGAGGCAGCACGCGTGCGTCGAATACGGCCAGATATACCACCTATACGTAGACTATATCGTGATAATCCGATATCCCGTGATTTAGACCTTATGGAGGCGATTTACTTTTTAAATGATTATCAGTTATTTGATGATGAAGACCTCCAATATATGGAGGTAGAACATCTCGAATCTCAGTATCCTGGTGATGATGACAGAGGTTTGAGTATTAGTTGTGATAATGGTCAAATCCACACTATAGAAGTAAATACTAATACATGGTATGTTAATGGAGTATGGTATCGATCGGTTGGGGAGAGGAGACAAGATCTATATGAAAATGGTCACGGTGTTGAGCCAGACCCAGACGATGGTGACAATCGGACATATATCGAATACAATGATCAAACACGTTTAAATTTAACGGTTGATGCTCCTAACACCATATATTATGACACAGAACCATCGTATAATATAATTGAGATGAGATTTGATCCGCCACGTAGTGATGGTGCAATATTGATGAGAAGAAGTGGTGGTATAGGTGAACTTTATATTATATACGATAACCTGACCGAATTTAGAGGTCGTTATGATGATAACTTCCAACTAATTGGAAACACAACACGTATTAATCACGATAACGATGTATACAATGATGGCGTTTGGGAGGCAAACGACGGCTGAAGGTAACTACCAGACCCCGAAGCAGTGGCACATAAAAATAGCATCTTATAATATGATGGATTCTGACGTCGTCATTGAACGTATTAAAGATCTTATTAAATCTAAGATAAAAGATCATAAAGATCCACGCCTAAAATGCTTTGTATTAGCCAAAAACGAAGAACACACTGTCATACTGGACTTCAGTGATAAAGATATCCAGTATGCTGTCAGACAAGCATGTGCAACTCTTATGAATGAACTAGACTTCCGTTTCAAAATAGTTTTTAAACCGGAGTACTGTATGCTGTGTGCACATAAATTAAATTTAGACGGTGACTATGAAAGGATTCAGAGACACAATAACTACGCTAGATTTGCTTCTTATGCGACTACCGGTCTAAATTTGCATACATAACCTTTCTTATAATATATGGATGCAATAACGGAAGCGGACTTATATTGACTTTAATATTGGTTGCATACTGGAGCACCCGTGCCGCCTTCTTATAGTCATTGATATTCATATAGTGCATCAGTACGTCTTTGTATAACCATAGGACGGTATGATTACGTGCCCCAATGGCAAAGCTATGCCATAAAATCCATAAGGGATGAGTGGGATAGTGTTCAGTTGGTTGAGGCTTGATTCGGACACCGAGCCGATTCTCTAAAAATTCAGCAATGCCATTGTTGTCAGATAGATTCGGTAATTGAATGTTTTGTGATGGTCTTGTTAATTGCAATATTATCTCTGTTATGTCAGAGCCCGTAACGGATGTCCAAAATGTCTCAGTTACAGAACCAGTAT